ACACACAGCCCTAGATGTTGTGGTCATGCCGGGTTTTCCGCGTCGGGTTTTGGTTTCAACTCGCGAATGCGTTTGTCCAAAACCCACACCATATCCTCGCCCATACCGACGCTCGGCTGCGGTAGCAGGCGCAGCACGCGAACGAGGTTGTCATAAGCGTCGGCCTTCGGTTCGAGGCGCGCGATGACCGCCCGCAAGCTCAAAATCTCCTGCTTGCAGCGGTTCATCATCTGGATGGCTTCGGCGTTATTAATTTCCGGCGGCATCGTCGTCTCCTAGTTGTTCAGTTTCAGGCCGAAAAGTTCGCGCATTTCTGGCGGCAGTTCCTTCGCGGCGGCCTGCCCAGACGGGCTACGCGCCCATTCGTCGCTTTCCTCTTTCGTGGCGTCGAACTCGCCGTTGGCCACGCGGGCGGCAAACTTGGCGAAGCCAGCGGCGGTCAGTTCCGAATAGAGTTGGGTGATTGGGCAGACATAGGTGTCGGCGTAATCGTCAAACTCGCCCGTCTCCGCGCGCTTCGCAAAAGCCTCATACTTCGTGGCGTTGTCCGGCGAGGCTATCGCGGCAACCTTTCGAAGCTCGGCAGCCAACTTATCGCGCGTCCTCAACATCTAGTATGCCTCAGCGTTTGCGTGCGTTAACCGGATAAGCATCATATATTTCATGCTTATCCGGTTGGCACACACAGCCCTAGATGTTGTGGTCATGCGATTTACCTCAATGTCATGGGCAATAGCGCCGACAATCTGTCATTCGCCTTGGCTGCCATTTCGGGATCAATCTCGCATCCGGCATACCGGCGTCCGGCGCGCATGGCGGCCTCCCCTGCAGCACCCGATCCAGCGAATAGGTCGCCAACGATGCCGTCAATCGGCGACCCTTCTGGCCTGTTCCGCAAACGGATCGAACTCACGGCTAACCCTGAATTCATAGATGCTGCCACCCTCAAGGGGGATGGTTTTATGCGGCGTAGCAGCATCCTGCCTGAGCGAAGTGGGGTCTTTACAGATGGCGTAAAAGATCGCCATACCGACCGGCACGTTGTCCGTCCGTTCCATGACATCGGCGCCAGCGACAACATGGTGGTTCCCCTGCTCGCTGTGCGAAATGATCGCCGCTCCGCTCCTGATCCTCTCGGGAGAGCGAGTCACAATCCCAGCCGGAATTGCGTCGATCTTGAAAACCTTCACCTCGCCCTGCTGGGCAATTACAGTACGTTTCATTGCTGCGTTCTCCTTTGTCTAAGTCCGATATAGTGGGTGCTGATACTCGCTAGCGGGTAGTCCATCACGCCAAGCCTGCGCCGCCATTGCCGTCTCGATAGGAAGATTATCAATATCGCTCACTCGCGGAACTCCCTCAACAATCGTTCCATTGCGTGGACATATTGCTTGCAGAAATCTCCCAGGTTCAGACAGTCCCGGCAACGAAAGCTCAATCAGCGCCCCGATATCTGTCTCGGGGTCTCCATCGATAATTCTACGGTCTAATATGCGAGCCATCTTGGGCCATCCGATAATAGCCGCGCCTGCCGCGCGTTGCTCGACATCGGATGTCCGAAGAACTTCCGTAGGGTCGATATTGTCGCGATTTTCTAACCATTCATCCGGGACGCGAGTTCCGTGCCACGCCGAAACACCCCAGCCGTCTGAATATTCTACTGCTTTGCCGTTCTCGTTGTGAAGCCTTAATTGGTCGTCGAATTTCACAACGCGCGGCCTATCACTCACGAAGCAGATTCCATCCCAAGGTGCCCACCATCCGACCGACTTGCTAAGCCGTCCCCACTCCTGAAGTAGCGCAATATCGGAAGCATTGTATGTAACCCCGATTTCATGCCCAAATAGATAAAAAGCCTCCCAGGAGCACCAGTGCTGCGCACCCCACCTATTATTCAAAAAAAAGCTCTTTAGGCCGCCGAGCTGGCTGTCGAGCTGGCTGTCGAGCTGGCTGTCGAGCTGGCTGTCGAGCTGGCTGTAGAGCTGGCTGCGGAGCTGGCTGTAGAGCTGGCTGTCGAGCTGGCTGTCGAGCTGGCTGTAGAGCTGGCTGTAGAGCTGGCTGTCGAGCTGGCTGCGGAGCTGGCTGTAGAGCTGGCTGTAGAGCTGCGCCGGCTTCTTTTCGGCCAAAATCGCAAAAATAAAATTCACTGCCAACTCACACATGGCCGGCGATGAGAAGTGGAGAATCATTGGGTCTGGCTTGTTCAGCCGGCGATAGAAGCCGCGAATTATCTCATCACCAGTAGCGAAGTCGGCGGGGTCGCAGCACAAACCGTAGCCGCGCCATTCTTCTCGGAACTCGATTAGGAGCCGCTCTTGCGCTGCCGTTAGCTTAGTGATCTTTTTCATCTTCATTCCCCCCCTCTACCAGCGCTAGCATTGGACTGCGCGCGCCGCATTCGATATCCGGCAAATAGCCGTGATCGTCCTTGAACCAGATCAGCATGCGGATCAGCCGCGCCGCAGGCTCTGGAATTTCCGACTTGTCCATCTCGTAGCGCTTCACCGCAGTGTAGAGCGTTTTCGAGTCGCCACGCAGCCCGAGCATCCGACCGAAAGCCTTCCGGCTCATCCCGAAATCTCGCCGCGCCTCCTGAAATTCTTTAGGCGTCATGGCCATCATTAGAATCCAGCCCTAGCGAACACAGGCACGGCAATCAGCATCGCTCCCACGCTGATCAAAAAGCCTCCCGCACCAAGGACCATTACCGCCCCGATAATGACGAGCACCATTCCGACAATGATAATCCACGCCTCAAATTCCGCTTGGGACACGCTCGCACCTCCGCGCAATAGATAGAATCTCTTTGAGCACGCGATGGTAGGCCGCGATTGCCTCGCGCCCATTGCCTCCGAGCATGAATACTGCGCCCACCTCCGCCTCAGCGGCGCGGCGCGCAATTTCCATCTCGATCGACAGCGCGCGAATACTCACCCTCGCCACTCCGCCTCTTCCGCCGCCAGCCGCAGCAAATCCTCGATCGCCGCAGACTCCGTCGCGCCATAGCCAGACAGCATCGAGCCGCTATCGTTCGGTTCGTCGTCCTCGAAACAGGCACACCAATCGAATTGATTCGTCGGACCCGGCTTGCGCCAATAATCCGTGGCGATTTTGTCGCCTCGCCCGACAATGGATAGCGGAGAACCGTCGCATTCCGGGCAGACCAGATAGCCTCCATCCTCCCTATCCGGCCGCTGGATTTGTCCCTCGCCAGCGCAGTAGCCGCAACATACGATGATTTTAGAAGCCGGTGCCAACATGGTCACAGCTCCACCCAGCCATGCTGCCGAGAATACCGGTTCGCCTTGTACCAAGGCTCCTTGATGAAAAACCCCGTTGTCGACGGAGGCGTGCGCAGGCTTTTGTGGACGGCGCGCATCGCGTCAGCGAACGCCTCACGATAGGAATCGTAAAGTCGCAGATCGCGTTTGGCGACCACATGGGCCTGCTTCATGATCTCGGATTTTGTCATTTGCTTCCCCGAAAGGTTGAGGCTCATTGCCTCGACAGCGATGGCCCTATAATGGACTAAAAAACGAGAATGTCAATTTTTATTTGCAAATATTTTCGACCATTTCAATCCGGCGCCCGAGCCACCGCATGACGTTGGCTGACATGCTATTTCCGAGAACCCGGTACCTGGAACCGTCCGGGGCGCCGTTTTTCCCGCGCCAAGGGATATTCGTATAGCCGTCCGGAAACCCTTGCAGCCGCTCACACTCGACCGGCGTCAACCGCCTCACCTTCCATTCCGCCTCTTTCATTTGAGCCAGAACATTGCGCGTCCGAAAATTTCCACTTCCCTCGTGAGTATAGGTGCCACGCTCATTCACCACCAGCGGATCGGCGACCGCCTGCATATACGCCACCGTCGGCGGCCTCGCGCCCGCAGCGAGCGCTGGCGCCGGCTGTCCAGGCCGCGGCCGAGACCTGTTTTCCGGATGGGTAATTTGCGTCTCATCAAATGCCATGGGCTCGACAACCATCGTCTGCCCCTCGTCCATGGTGGTGTTGACGCCCTTGAACATGCGCGCCGTCAGGGGATTGGCCACCTCAGGGATCAAAGAGAGCGCCGTATCAGCATCCAACCACGGAAACCGGCCGCCAGTATTTTTGGATATTGACAAAAGCGGAGGCGCCACCTCCGCAATCAGCCCTCCTCGCTCCCCTTCTGTGCCCCCGCCACGCTTTCCAGAGCTCGCGCTAATAGGTCCGGCAACTTCTTTCCCCGCCCACCTGCGCGGCGAACTATCCCCCGACATGCTCGAGCGCTCAAATAATACTGCGGCTGCACGTCGCCAATCTCCAGAATATCCGACAACGAAGACACGCCTTCGTCGTTGAGGGAGAGCCCGGCCAAACCCGTCCACTCTGACAAATTGAGTGTCAAGGATTCGCCATGCGACGCCGTATGCGCTTTTGTAGCACTCGACAGCTCCCGCAGACTCCCACCCTCCGCTTGGGACCTCGACCCGTCGCCCGGTAAGCAATCCCAGAAGTGTTCCAAAACTTCGTCCGCAGTCGTCCGAAAGGACACCGGGGACGTTCTCCCAGACCACCCACTCGGGCCGATATCGCCGAGCAATTGCAACATAGGTGAGCATGAGGTCGCCACGCGGATCATCCAATCCGCCACGAAGTCCTGCGACGCTGTAGGATTGGCAGGGAGTTCCGCCGACGAGAACATTGAAAGCTGCATCAGGCCACTCCTGGAATTTTGTCATATCGCCGTAATTCGGCACGTCGGGATAGTGAATATTGAGCAGCGCCGATGCGAAATCCGGACCCCGCCGATAGTCGTGCTCTGGATCAAACTGCGCGAAACCGACAGGCTCCCAACCAAGCGGATGCCAGGCAACTGTCGCCGCCTCAATGCCGCTCGCGACCGAGAAATATCTCACAGGTATTTCTCCGGCATCTGGCAATCCATCCGATCAGGGCCGGGACCCCACTCCGGATTCCACTGCCCCGTCGATTTGTAGCGCCTCGAAATCGCCTGCCACGTCTTATCATCGAACTTGACGGCACTAGGCGCTCCACCTCCCCCACCTTTCGCCTTCGGCGCCGCCGGCTCACGCCCAAGATATTGCAGCGCCTTTTCGCACCATGTCTGCCACGTCAAATCCCATCGCAGTTTGACACCTTTGGCTCCTGCCGCGTTGAGCCAGTAATTCCGAAACTTTACTGCCTCGCGATCGATCTCCGGTTTTCTCAGCCCGAGCTCGAGCGCCCAATCGTGCCACTCCGCCGGCAATCCCCAATCGTCCGGAAGCCTCGTCCCACGCTGCCGCCGATCGTCGGCCGAGCCCTTCTTTTTCGGTCTCGACTCCCGCGCCTCCTCGAAAATTTCCAGGATGCGATCGAATGTCTCCTGCGGCAGATTGAGCTCTCGCAACTTGCGTATCGTTGTAGCGGTGAAGGTCATGGGCCCTCCTGTAATTGCAGCGTCTCGATACAATCACCAACGTGAAAGTAGGCTGTCACAGCAAAAGCCCCTTCGCATCCTCGTCCGATAAAGCGGGCCCGCTGTCATCCATCTCCGAAAACTCGTCCCGAACCACGTTGCAAGCGATATCGCAGTACAGCCGAACCGTCCCCGTCGGCCCAGATCGCTGTTTTTCCACGATGCAATCCAGCCTGTTTTGCACCTGCCGCATTTTCTCTTCCCAGACGATGAACTCTCCGCTTCCGGCTGGAGGCTCCTTCTTCGCCTCATAGTAGGCGGCTCGATAGAGCATCAGGACCGTATCGGCGTCCTGCTCGATATCACCCGAATTGCGCAAATCGGCCATTACCGGCCGCTTGTCATCCCGCCCCTCGACCGCGCGGCTCAACTGCGCCAGCAGAATGATCGGAATACCCAATTCCTTCGCCAGCACCTTGAGCCCCATTGTGATCTCGCCTGTCTCCTGCACCTTGTTGCCGGCGTACCTGCCAGATGGCTTGACCAGCCCGAGGTGATCGACAATCAGCGCATCCAGCCCCTGCCTCCGCTTCATCTGCCGCGCGCGCGCGCCGATTTGTGTCACCGTCAATCCAGGCTGTTGCTCGATCCGCAGCGGCAATTTTCCCACCTCGATCGCCGCGTCCCGGATGCGCATGAAATCCTGCTCGCGAAACTTCCCCGAGGAGATTTGCCAATATGACAGCCGCCTGCCAGGCGCCCACATTTTATCGGCGAGCATGCGATGCGTCAGATCGACGTCGTGCATTTCCCCGCTCCAGAACAACACCTTGCTGCCCGCCTCCGCCATGTTGCGCGCAATCCCAAGCGCCAGCGCCGACTTGCCCATGCCGGGCCGCCCTGCCAGCACAATGAGCTGCGCCGGCATCGCTCCCAACGTCTTGTCATCCAGCGCCCGGAGCCCGTATGACAGCCCGCGCGGCTTGCCGTCATTCTGGAATGCCGCCGCGGCTGCGTCGACGGCTCGCGCAACTGCCTGATCCATGTTTAGCGCCGGCGACCCAACGTCCGTCCGATCCTCGACAATGACGCTCAACTGCTCGATCGCAGCCGTCGCGATTTCCGTCGGATCAACCTGCCCGCGCAGGCTCCCCATCTCCTCCGTCAGCTTGATGATATCCCGATAATCGGCAAGGTCCTTCACCATCTGCGCGAAATCAGGAGCATTGATAATCGTCGTGGCGTTAGCCGCCATGGCCGCGAGATATTTTCTCAACGGCTCCCCACCAACCGTGACGTCTTTCGGGAGAAATGCGCCGATCGTCGTCGGAGTGGCCGGCTTGTCCGCGCGGATCAGCTTCGCGCAGATATCATAGATTTCTTGGTGTAGCGGCTCGAAAAAATGATGCGGCTGCACGCGCGCGTCGACCAGCGGGAAAACCGTGTTGGACAACAGCAATGCGCCCAGCAGCTCCTGCTCGAGCGCAATATCATGCGGCAGCGGTTTGCGCTCATCCGCCGAATTCCCTCCATTCATGCAACCACCGGGAATTCGCGGACCTCCAGCCAGTGCGGTATCTCACCCTTTCCGGCCATCTGCTTCATGAAGAACGCCACGCCAGCCAACCCGCAATCGAACCTCACTTCGTCAGCCCACTCCTCTGGCATATCCCTAAAACCTGCTCCGCTTTCTCCCCCACAGATCAGCCAGTGCAAGCCTTCGACGTCCTCCGGCCGAAACCTGAGAGCACCGATCGCCGGCTCATAACTGATAAACCTCACCGCCGCAGGAATCGATTGCAGGACTGGCCAGCGCGCATCGAACGCCTCCTGGTTTTCTGCCGTCACGCCCAGCCAGATATTTCGCGGCCAATATGGCTCCTCGCGCCACGCCGGCGGGATAAACTTCCGAACATTCTCAATCCGCTTCGTCAGCAGAAGCCAATCCATGTCCTGCGTTTCTTCTATCATCCCCCACAGATCACTCCGCGCGCCCGCCGGCGCAGCCTTGTCAAAAACGTCAGCCAGCGACGAGCAAAACACGCGGCGCCGGCGCCCATGTACAGCTGCAAACTCAGCGGCACCGGCGTGCCACTTCAACGGATTCCGCCAGTTGGCTTTCGACGTCCGCACCCGCTCCCCATGAGGACCCCACTGCACCCGATGATATCGCTTGTCCATCAGCGTCTCGGCATAGCAATTATCGCAGCCGGGAGAGACCTTCTGACACCCGATCCACGGGTTGAACGTCGAGTCGCACCACGCAATTCCAGTTTCCTCACCCATTCGATTTCTCCACGATTTTTGCGTATTTCAACAATTCCTCGCGCGGGCCGACGCGGCCGCTAGAGATATCCAGGACCTCCCACCCGCGCACCACATGAGGCTTGATCCCAAATCCATCGCCAGCGCTTGAGTTTTTCAATGCGTTGAACCCATGAACCCCGACCGCGTATTTCGGCGCATATCCAGCAACAGACAGCGAAAAATTTTCGGCCCGCAAACCGCACACCAGAAATTCCTTGCCGATGCGCCGCGGGAGAACCTGATCATTAAACCGGTATACGTATCCGATTTTCACCGGACAGCCGGCAAGCAGCCGCTTGAAGATCGCCAGCCGCAGCTCGTCCGCAGCCGTCCGCGCCTCCGCCTCGCGATCAAGCATCTCCTCCAGCGACAGATTGTCGAACCGATTAACCATGTCCTGTTTCCACAATCTGGAATCTTGGAAAGGTACCTTACTGATAGAATCTTAAACCGGAGAGAGACTGTTTTCCGTAGCGACAGCGAGGAAAACAGCGGCACAGGCCACCCAACGGCCGGAGAAATATCCCGCCGATCGGCTGCCGGGGCCGCCCTCCAGGGCAAGCACATGCGACACGATGCCGGGGGCATCTCGGCCCGGTCATTCGCGGAGTCTTGTTCGCGCCGAGGACGCGGATATCCGGGCTTTACTCCCAAGCCATGCCCGCCGGCCTCCGATATCAATCCATCCATCGGCCGGTATGGAACGCGCGCATGCGGATCGGTGTGCGCATGACATGCACGCGTCCTAATCCGACTTTGCTATGGGGCGGAACGTGAACAGGGATTGACGAAATGGCCAAAAACGCCTATTTCAATCCTGTCCGAGTGCCGTCAAGCTGATCGGACTAGTTTAGGACCCGCCGGTTGTTGCCTCCCGGCGGGTCTTTGCTTTTCTGATCCTGAATCATCAGAGAGTCAACGCGCTACCCATAGCGCTCCAGGACCAGCAACCTACAACGCCTTGAATTTGTCGACCTCATCGCCGCGAACGTCCCATCCTGGACGGCGCTGCCGACCGAACAGCTCGAGTCGTGGCCCCGGCGAATACCGCTCCATGCGCCGCACCGCCTCGTCAGGCTTGCGCGAATGTTCGCGCCGCGGAGAGATAATCACCTCGCTAACACCAGCGTCATGCCGCAGCGATCGACCGCGCTTTCCGATGATGCAGAACTCCGCATTTTTGCGCGTCGTGAAGCCGCCGCCCTTGAAAATATCGCGGCTCGTAAAAAATACCGGACTCGAGTTGGGATTGAGCTTGATCCAGACAAACCCCATCGCCGTCGGCTCGAAACCCCACCCCCTCATCACCGGCAAATGGGCGCCCTGGACGAGGAATGGCCCCGTGATCCAGAGCCACAGGATACAGTCCTCCGCCGCGTGCCGCTCGACCGGCATCCGGCAAATCTCCTCCAGCGGAGACGTCGCATAGTGGCGCCGGGCATTCCGGCCGGGATTGGCGACGCTATTAGATTTGAAATCCCAATCAGGATCAGCGCTGATGCAGCGATAATGCCGGAACGGCAGCCCGTCGAACATGCTCATTTCAATGCTGCAGGAACGCGACGCGGCGCCTGGACTGCCAACACAGCCCGCACGTAGAGCAAGATTCCGTCTTGCCCATCTGCTCTGGGCACACGATGGCATCGCCAGGCGCCTGCACGGGATGCTCAATACTAACCGTCGCGCATTCGTCGATCGGCGCATCCGAAAACCGCATCGCAAACCGTTCCCACCTCCGCATGGTCAACGCGACCAGAGCCCGGGCGATCGGATCATTCTGTGCATCCCACCGCGCCGTATATCCGAACACCCGCAACGCAAGCACGTTATCCAGCAGCGCCTCCCAGAGCTTCACATAAGACACGGAAAAGAAATCACCGAGAACGTGGAGCCTGACCACGAACCCGCCGGGATGCTCCCGGCCGAGCCGTTCCACATCGGCCACCAGCGCGTTCGCAAAGCCAGGGGCCTTGTGACTGATCCGCTGGGCAAAGTGCATCTTGTTGCCGAAACAGGACCGCCAATGATGGCAGGACGTCGGACACGTCGCGCGCTCCTCGAGCGTGAGCGTGTAAATCGGCATCCCCTTCCATTTTCCTTTGAGCACCTGCCCCCCAATTTTCGAGGAATTGTATCCCGACTTGAGCAGGTTTTGCGGCATCCCCTGCCGAACAACCGTGGACGGATATAGCGTTGTTCGGTCGACCAGCGCCGCGCTGTCGATCGGCGGAAGTTTGGCGGTCCGCGCAGGGTCAAAATTGGATGGGAACCGCGATTTCGTCTGCCGTTCGCCGCCCGCTTCTTTCAGCGCCCGCCGCACCGTTCCATAAATCACGTTGATGCCCCTTGCCTTCAATGCGCGGTGCACCCCGACCACTGACCCCTCTTTCTCGAATAGCTCCCGACACAGCTTTCGATCGAGCGCCTTCCTACTCATCGAATAGACCCCCCTGCTCCTGCTCCGCCGGCTGATCGAACCATCGCCAGACGGATATCCGCATGCGCGGAAAATCGCTGTATCGTTTCAGGCACTGCCACATGACGATAGAGGAATCATCCACCCAGACGATTTTATTGAGCGCGTCGCCCGCGATCTTTTGATAATTGTCGCCATCCGGCTTTCCTACCGGCATCGCGTCACCGTTCCGAGCCGCCTCCTGCGCCCTCTTTGACCAGGAGGCCGGAATGGGCACGAAGACCTCGATAAACACCGTCAGAGCCTCATCCAGCGGCGCCATTGAACCCATCGCCTGCCGCCCGACCGCAGCCAGACTGGCCTCATATTCCGCCGTATCCGCGTCCGTATAGACCGACACAAACTGCGGCCGCCCCTTGGGCTTGATAACCTTGAACCGAGGCCGCCCCTTTCCTCGAGGAGCGCCAGGCAGCATCATCGTCACCACCGGATCATCGTTCATTCAATGCCCGCGCTCCTCGCGCATATGCTTGAGGATCAGCGCCGCCAACGCGACCTCAGAACTCCCGCGAATTGCGTCCCACGACAGCGTGATCCGGATGATTTTGTCATCCATCAGCACCCCGACCACAAAGGCTGGGCGATCTCGTGCCTCCGCCAGACGTGCGGCGAATTCCGGCGCAACAGACTCGCCTCGCTCCGCCGCCTTGATGTTTTTGGCGATTTTGTCCGCCTGCGCCTTGAGAACCCGCAGCGGAGAATGTGCAGTAGTCACTTTTTGCCTCTCCATTTATGGAATCAAACGGCCCCGGGTTTCCCCGAGGCCGCAATTGACCCGGCGGAGATCGTCTGCCGCCGATCCCCGCGGGTTCCGAGACGGTTGAGGCGCCGTTTAGCGAAAGCATCCCTTCACCAACCTGGAACCTTACAATCCCGGATATTCCGGCCCGGCCGCGTTTCCGCTGCAGCCGGGTCTATATGCACGCGCCTGTCGGAAACCGCGCTCTGGTATTCGTCAGGCGTTGCCGGCCGTTTCGGTCGACTTCGTAAAGTAGCTGTCAGACTCCTCCGCGGCGGCCATCGTCGAACGCGTCACCGGCTGCGCCGAGGGGCGCCGCGGAGGATTGGTGTCTTTCGCAGCGCGAGGCGGAGAAGCCTCGCCACGGGCCTTCTTTCCGCTGCCAGCAGGCCTGCCGCGCTTCTTGGCCGGAGCCGTCGGAGCCGCTGCAGCTTTCTTGCCTTTCGCGCCTTTCTTGCCATTAGACTTCTCGCCCTCCCCGGCGCCGTCTTCCTTCTTGCGGATTCCCTTGAGCACCTGCCGCTCCTGCTCGTCATGATACCCCTTCATGTAAGCGGCATGCTGATCGCTCTCCGGCGAATATCGGGGCTTGGCAGCCTTGTTTTCCATCGCCGTCGTTTGACCCTCGCGATAGGCCCGATCGACCGCCGGCGTCCGGCCAGGCTCAAGGAATAGCGACAGCTGATCGCCAATATCAGCGTCCATGTAGGCCGCAGCCAGCATCCGATTGGCCATCTCCGCCTTGAACTCAGCCTCACCTTCCGGCGTTGCGAGCTGCATGGAGTCCTTGAACATCTTGACCGAAAAACCGGCCTTCTTCACCTCGCCCTCGTATTGACGACGCTTTGCGCTGGCTGAATTGGCACGATCGTTGAGTCCCTTCCAATGATCGAGCATTTCCAGATACAGCTTTTTCTGCTCCGGATCGATCAGATTGTGGCCCTGCGGCTTGAGTCTAGGCATATTCCATCCTTTGGGTTTGAGAGAACGCGAACAATAGGCATCGCCCCCGAAATTTCTAGCGGAAATTCTCCGGCCAAATCTCGTCCGGCCGCATCCCCGTCAGCTCTTTGAGCTTCTGCGAATATTTCATGGGGATGCCGTACCGCTCCCACCGGTCAACCACCTGCCTGGATTTCACGCCCAGCGCATGCTGCAGCCGCGTCTTGGCTCCATGCGCCTTCCCATCCTTGTGAAAATGGCGGAGCACGGCCTGATAGCCGTCGGCATTGGTCGGCTTTTTCATGCCCCCTTATCCATCATCCGAATATTTTTGTCAATTTTTACTTGACGGCCGCGAACTCCACCCGCATAATGCACCCACATTCGCCGAGGCATTGAGCCTCAACCCAGATGGGAGAATAGAATGGCCGATGTAGCTTTCCCTACCGCAAAATATCCCGGCTACACTACCGCCGAGCTTGGCTTGATGCTCATCAAGCACGAGGAGTGCCGCGTGATCTATCCCGCCAATCAGTTGAAGGATATCCGCGCCAAAATCGCGCGCCGCGCCGCCGTGAAGGCTGGCGACATTTCCCAGATGGCTGCTGGCGAGCGCCTCCGCCACGTCAAGGCCGGAGGCTAACCATGATCATCGAGACCTCCGACAACCGATTTTATATCGTCACCGAGACCGGCAATCCGGACCTCGCCCATGTCTGGCACGGCTTCCCCGTTAAACGCGTGCGCGGCGAATATGTCGTCACCGAGCGCGGGAAATCGCTGCAGTACCGCGACAGCCCCGAATTGGTCCGAAAGGCCGCCACCCGCATCGTGGAGCCCTGACCATGACAAAACCCGAAATCGGCGACCTCCGATATCTGGTCGAGATCATCGACCATGCCAAAGGCGCCGAGATGGCGCGCGCGGCCGGCGGAGACCCGGAATGCGACGGGATATTTGATTTCTGCAATCAGGACGAAATCACAACCCACAAGGCCTTCCCCGCCAAGTGGCGCGCCGTTCAATGGGCGCGGCGCCACCGCAAGCTGGACGCATTCAACATGCCGCGCATCGTCGAGCAAACTTATCGGCAGATCGCGGGCGACTCGCTGCATTACCCCTCACCCCCGGGATGGGTTCAAACAGGCTATTGGGAAACCGACGGCGTCACCGAAATTGATCCCATGGAATATCCGCGATGACCACCCCCGACCGCATCATTTATGCGATGGCCGCCAACGCCGCCATCGCTATCGCCTTCCTGATCAGCATGGGAATTTTTCTATGACCGTCACCACCAAAGAGCTTCTTGCAACGACACCGGAGACGCTCGCAACGCAACAGCGCGCCGCGATCATTTCCGAGGTGCAGTCCACGTTTTCGCGCCTCGTCTCTCATCTCGAAAAGGGGGAACTCGATCAGGCGCAGCACATGCTCGCATGTAGTCCGGCCGGAGACGGCCACGGCTATGACAATATGTGCATCTCGTTCGACCATCTGATCGACGCTGCCCCGAACTGCGGATTCACCGACATGGGCGATATCATCCAGCGCCTCAGGGAACTCGCACCGCACGTCAGAAAGGGAAAGTCCAAATGAGCGATACCACAACCTATGTCAGAGACTGGTACCGCCGCACATCTGCCGTCCACCGCCTCGTCGACGGAATTCAATTCCACTCCTATCGCACCGGCATTTTGCGATACGCCCGCATATCCGAGGACGGCCAGATCATGACGTCCGCGATCGGGGGCGATGCCTCCACATATGAGGCCGCCGTGATTGGACACGGCCGCCTGCTAGGAAAATCCGGCAAGGTGAAGAGATTCCGAACGCAGGACGCCGCCGCGCGCGCCGCAGTGAAGGTATTCCGAGCTTTGAAGCCAAAGCAGCCGAGCCCGTGATGCACTTCCCCCGCATCGTCGACAACAGCCGCATTCCTCGCAAACGCATATCGGGGATTCTCAAAACGAAGCTGTTGCGGCGCCACTTCGCTGCCGATCCGCACTGCCGATATTGCGGCATCCTCACGGTGAAGGCAGAGACCAGTGGCAGCCGCGGCAACAATGCCGCCACCCTGGAGCACAAGAAACCGCGGGTTTTCGGGGGCGCCGACACCTACGAAAACACGACGCTCGCATGCCATCGCTGCAATCAGGAGGCCGGCGCCGCCATTGGCTTTTTGGCAACTAATATCCTGTACCACAGATCGGCGCCGAACCGCCTGTTCGGCACCATCATCGTCAACGGAGAAGCCATATGAAGCCCGAACCTACCGCCACCGAGGCCGCCGCCTACGTCGGCATGAAGATCGCCGAGTGGGGATGCTATGCCGTGATCCTGATCGCGATCGCCGTCGCATGGACGGTGACGCCGTGAGCGCAGAAATCAAAATCCGCATCGTGACCCAGATCAAGCGAAGACTGACTATCCAGCTCACGGACCAGGATATCCTCCGTCTCCTGCGCGAACAGGGAGCCGTGATTCCGTTTGACGCTCGAATTACCGTAACGGTGCCAGGCGGTGGAGACTGGTCGAACACCGCCCTCGATATATCTAGCGAGACGCCGATCGAAATCGAGTGGAAGGAACATGAGCATCAGGAGCATGACTCGTGACGGGCGAGCTGCGCC